GTAAATAACTACCTTTCCTGTAAAGTCGTTTATCTCTTTTGTTTTTTCGGCCGGATCAATAGCCCCGATGCGGTAATCAATCTCGACATCGACAGGGATTTCGTCAATTATTTTTATGTAGCTTGATTTTATTATGCTGGCAAAATCATCACGTAATTCATTAAGCATTTCTCGATTAAAGATAATACTTCCCATATCATCTTTATCCGCTAACAATTTTTCGAGTGAGTTATTTTCTACCCACAAGATATATCCAGTTTCAAAAATGCAGGCGGTGAATTTCTTGAAAATCCAACGTTTACTTTTCTGTAGACTATGCATTAAATCCGAGCTATGTATAGCCGTCCCTTGGATGTGGATAGAAGTCTTACGACCCACAGCCGTGGATTTATAGACAGTCCCCCAGAACCACCTGTTTTTCTTACCTACTCTCTCCGGGTTCTCCATGTCCTCCTCGTCATAGAGATCATCTAGGATTATGTAATCCGGCCTAACGCTTCGATAATTCTTTCCCCTGAACGACTCGCCAGCACCTACAGCCGTGAAAACGACCCCATTTGTCAGTACAAATTGTTTTTCAGTCCACTTTTCTTTGCCAACAAGATTTCCGTAGTCACGTAATAAAAGCTCATTTTCTTCTAATTCTTGACGTATAGACAGATTTACAGCTATGGCCTTTGTTGCCGTAGATTGAATGTTTACATAGTGCCGGTACTTATCGGGGGAGTTTAGCGCGTAATAAATTGGGATAAGGAAGCATTTTATAGTCGTTTTGGCATGACCGCGTGGGGCCAGCGTGTCCGTAAACGGTTCATCCGCTATCGATATCAGATATCGGTGTAGTTCCTCACAGAAGGGTAGCGTGAATTTATCGGGGAAGTAATATTTCCCCCATTCCAGGATATCCGCCTTGCGTTCTTCAAGTTCTATCGCGTCAAGTTTTTTTTGCGCGTCTTCCAAAAGAAAAGAATACTCATCATCGCCAACAAGGCCAAGATCATAGGCTTTCTTGACATCATTTAGCCTTCTTGCTAGTGCTTTTCTTTGGCTTAGGAGTCTTTGGTCCTTTGCGGGCATTAGACAACCGCTTTCTTATATCGGAGTAGACATCATCTGCGTCAACTTTTTCCGTGTTTTCAATTTCAAGGACGTCCTTTGTTTTTCCTTCAACGCGGTCAAGCAACTCCCGTATCTTCGAATTATCGCCCTTTATTGCGCCGGTGACAATGCGTATTGCCAAAGCCTTAGACGCTGGGATCTTCTCCCCATCCTCCGTGAACTGCGTCTTGGGAATAGAGATATTTGTTTGCAACAATTCTTCCATAAATTTAGTGACGCTTCTAGCACCCTTTGGGCGGCCTTTAGGGTTGCCAGACTGTCCAGGCTTAAAACTGTAGGGCAATATGTTTTCATCGTTCATATCATCGTTTCCTCACTGTATGGGCATTCATTAATAGTTGTTTACAAAGTAAATGCAAACATGTTAAACTGCTTTCTATGAAAACAAAATTGCAAACGCTTAAAGATGCGGCTAATCGCGGGGACTGGAAAAAGGCAGTATCAATCGCTTCCAAGTTCCCTCGACTAGGTGAAGAAAAAGCCGCTATAATGCGGGCACATACCGCGTTTACAAACCCATCATTCTTAGAGCAGCTTGGGAAGAACGTGGATGAATGCATAGAGGCCGGGAAATTAGCCCTCATCGCCAGGTACTCCCTCTAGCCCTTCAAACATAGATTCATCAACCTCAACATCGCCGCAAGCCTGTGCCGCTTTTTTCCCATCTCCTTTAACGAATACAAGGATATTTTGGTGCGTCTTTCCCATCTTTCTGCCGGTGCTGAACTGTCGACCGGCCCTTATTGGCAACGACCCTACACACGTGACGAGTATAGCCTCGTTGTAGAAGTTTAATCCTGCCGCCATAAACGCAGCGACAGTATCCCCTACGAAATTATAGTAGTTCCCATTTTTGTCACGCACCTCACCAACAACAAAACAGGCGAAACGGTTATCCTTTAACCTGGCGCATGATTTTTTTATTATATCAAAGTAAGCGTCTCTAAATTCGATGTATCCCAAAGTGCTCAAGTCGTTCGGATCATCGCTGTAAACCTCAAGGTCAGCATAAGGGGGGCAAGAAAAAACAAAATCAGCGTCAACGTCAGCGCATGTTTTATCTATGCCCCGGCTATCCCCAATTATCCACGCAGGGTGAGGTTCCTTGTCCGAGCATATATCCAACGCCTGCTCCCTGTTCGCGAAAACCTGCTCAGCGCGCAATTCATGGCCGACATACTGACGGCCTAATTTGCTTGCCACAATGCCGCGGACAGATCCGCCTGCAAACGGGTCCAGGATAATTCCGCCGATAGGTGAAAACCAACGGTATGCAATCTCACACAGAACGGGGTCGAAAATTGAACCCCCGTCATTGTTTCCACGTCCGGCCATGTATGCGGGTACGTCTTTTGAAACGCTTGTCGGGTTTATGTCGCGCCCTTTCTCGCTTTCTATTCCAAGCTTAATCCATGCCCTTTTCCTATCCTGCCACCATCCCTCCCTAGCGTTAAGCACTGAGAAAGGTGGAATCAAGAACCTATCAGACAATGAACCCTTACCTCCGACATCATCACAGCCAACAGTCTCGTCAGGTGGCAACACATCTATATCCGGAAAATCCGAATCCTCAAAACCCCAATCATTTAAATCTGTTTTGTCAAACTCAGACAGTAACACATCAAAATCCCACTCGCCGGTATTTTTATTTAATCTTACGTTAAGTTCTTTTTCTTTCTCGGGTGAAAGGTCAACTAAAAAAACCGGAACTGTATCATTCCCCATAGATCCCCAAACTTTGACGCGCTGATGGCCACCAACGATCACATTTAGACGATCGGGGTTCTTATTAACTATAACGGGATCAACAAAGCCAAACTCAAGCAAGCTGGCCTCTATCTCTGAGGCCTGCTTCTTACTCAACCTTCGCGGATTGTATTCAGCAGGGATTAGGTCAGATATTTTTAAAAAATCGATTTTCATATCGTTGTAACCTCGTTGTTTTCTTTGGCGGTCCATAAGCGCGGCTTTAGATGGGGTTGCTTTTTTAGGAGGGAGGACCGCCAGAAACAATTTTAACAAAGAGACTTTTTTTTGTAAACTAATTTACAAATTCACGAAACCCATGGGAAACAAGTCGGCTTACAGCTTTCTTATACATGTTTCTTAAACAAGCCTTCTTCTTCTTTATTGCAAAGAGTGTTTCAGTCGATATGTCCCTCTCCTTTGTTTTTGAGGACCTGCAAGTGACCACTAAAACGCCCTTTATAACGTCATACCGGGGGTACAAGTGAGCGTAAATCACGCCGTTAAAGAAAACCATCTTAGACACACTCTTACCATCGATGCTTATCAAATCCTCTCGAAAACGCCTCTCCTCAAATTCAAGCCGATTCCGCCTAACTTTCTTACAATCTAGCGAGCAAGTATATTTCCTGCCAGTTATTTCAACGCCGCACTCTGAGCATTTTTTATCCACAATTACCACTCCAAACCAAAGTCTGATCGTTTGATTTTAACCATCTCTCCGTTACCTCTATGCCAAACGATCCCCTCAATTCTGTGTTTTCTTAAAAAACAATAAATTTGCAAATATGATTTTTCAACAACAACAGATAAATCAAGCATGTCTTTACTTATAGATAGAAAATTTCCGTCATGCTTTAGAAAAAAATGATCCGACAACCCCTCTCTATTCCCGTTAACTTTTGGGCCAACAAACTCATAAGTCCCGTTATCTAACGGGCTTTTCAGTATTACATTTCCAAAGACATTTGTTAACGAAAATTTACGTCTAAAAAACTTAACCATGATGGCGTCCTCTGGTCCGTCGCCAACAGCAACCCAACCCGGCCAATGACCTGTAACATCGTCAAATTCTTGGCAGGGAATAAATCCAGCCGGCGCAGTACGTCCACGCTTGCAATCATACCTCTTGTAAAGCTTGCCATCCATAACCATACAAGCCATCCCGTCCATTTTTCTATACGCTTTACCCTTTC